CTTTGTCGCCCAGCAGGGCACGCTTAATATCGTCCATATGGTTCGTAATGTATGTATTCATTCATCACAACCTCCCATCCAGCGCCGCACTCAACCTGTCGGCGTTCTCCAATGTACGGTTTTTTCGGTAGGCGTTTTGGGCGGCTTCAACTGATCTTCTTAAATCGCTGTTCCAACGGTACATAATATCTTCATACGATTTCAAATTCCGTTCTACCGTGTACTTTCTCATCAGGTGCTTTTTTTCAATTTGTCCTTGTTCCTGCGTAATCGCCTTTTGAAAAAATCTAAAATATAATGCTGCCAAACCCTGATACATTACTGCATCAATAAAATCCAAACTATCCGACATCGGCTCTCCACGCATGGCCGCTCTTTCAAAAGGAAGTTCTGTCATAGTGGCAATTCCTCCTCCACTGGCTGAAAATAATCCTCCCACCCGTAATGCCTTGGATAAAGTCCATAAGGAAAAATTCTTTTTGTCCTCTCGCTGTAACACAGTTTTATGGCTTTGTCCTTCGTGGCATATTTTCCAAACAGACGGTTTTTTGTAATTGACAGCTTGCTATCACATGTATCGTCATTTTCTATTCGCTCATAGGACATGACTACGTCGGCCTTGTTAGTGATGTCTGCGGAACCGGCCACATCATCGTTGTCAAACTCCAATTTGCTTTTTCTGGGATGAGCGACCAGAATAACAACTACATCATATTTGACAGCGATCTTTTTAAGCTGACCCACAAAATTGCTCTGTGCCAAATAAAGCTGATCGTTTTCCTGAACTGTTTCCATAGCTGTCATCAAATTGTCGATGCAGACTAGCCGAACTCCGTATTGCTTAATGACTTTTTCAATGGTTTCTGGAAGGCTTTCAAATTCCGCGCCATCCTCCGGAAGCCAGTTATTGTCGTATATATAAGCGCGGCCCTTATACCAATCACTGATCTGTCGAATTACGCCGTCCCCGATGGTATATTCATAGTCCCCATAGATATTTTGAATGGCCTTTATGTAATCCGTTCCGGCTAGCTGAAAATCGATCCATCGTTTAAAGTGATAATCAGCCAATTCACCAGAGTAAATAAATACATTCTCTCGTTGATCCAGTGCCTCACAGACCAGTTGGCTCATAAATGTGGACTTTCCATGTCCCCGCTTTCCAGTTAGCAAAATCACTTGTCCCATAACCAATCCGCCAATAAGACGGTCTATATCCGGGATATTGGTTTTGATTTTCGGCAGTGCGTTGATGTCCACCGACTGTACCAAAGCCAGGTCTTTAACATTTTCCATCTGGGGTATCTCCGCGTTTTCGATTGCCGTCCTGATTGCCTGTTTCCCATATTTCAGGAGAATATCATTCGCGTCCTTTTCCCCCAGATAGTCCTTTTTACGAACCACCTTTACCGTCTGTGGGAGGCGGGCCCGTAAAGTGTCAGCCAGCGTGATCTTTCCATGCTCGTTATCGCCAAATACCACAACATCATGAAACTTTGTAATCCAGTCCCAGCAATTTGCAAGCCATGTAAAGCCTGTTGCCCCCGTTGGAACAGAAACCGCATTGTTAAAGCCGCATTCCGCTACTGATAGGCTGTCTATCTGCCCTTCCGTAATAATCAGGCGGTCAAAGTCCTTGCACTGCTTTATTCCAAATAAGATTGGCATAGTTTCCGCCTCAGACCATTCTTTGTTTTTGTCAATGCCTTTGCGGAACTTCATGTTGCGGTATTTGACAAATTGGAGTGTACCAGTCTCATCGTAAAAGGGGAAAACCAAAATGTCCTTGTTATCTGTCCGAGTGGTCAGTTCATACTTTCGGCAAATTTCGGAGCTAATTCCCCGTTTTGCCATGTACTCGATTGCTCCATTCCGAACTACTACCGGCTTCTGTGGCAGTTTTCGGTAAACTCGCTTTTCACCGAAACCCAAGTCATAATCAAAATCTCTTGCCAGCTCTACAAAATGTCCATGGTAATCGCAGCTCGCTCGGAAGCACTTGAACAGACCGCTTTTAAGATTCACGGAAAATGTATTCTTGTCCCGATTTCCGCCTCCCCGACACTGGGGGCAATACTTGAAAAACAGCTCGTCCCCTTTTTCATGGATATCGGCCCCAATGGCCCTGGCCAATCCATAAGCATCTTCAGTCTTGAACTCATAGCTCATTGGTACATCCCCTTTACGAACAGGCCAAGGTCCTTCCCCATAGCTTCTGCGTCTCGTCTCCACCTGGATGGGAATCTGTACAACCTCCCATCAATCACAATGGAGTCATCACCCGTCCCCTCGGCGGGGAGCCCGCCGTCCTCAGACGGCGCGGCGACGCCGCAGCTATCTTCTTTTCTTCTATTCCTTCTTATTCCTTCTTTATTATGTCCGTCCGTTGTCCGTGAGTTGTCCGATTTTCGTTCACGGCGTTGTTTCGTTTGTTGCCCTCTGCCCTGGTAAACCTCCCAATTTTCAATGGTTATCGTTGTTCCATTCGTTGTATCACTCTTTGTTTCAACCATTGTTTCATTTTCGAGGGATTTTAAAAATCTACTAACCTTGTTCCGGCTCCATTTCCATCGCTTGGACAATTCTAAGATGCTCTTATAGACAGTTCCAGGCTGGAACTCCATAAATTTCCCATTTTTGAAAATTGTATTCTCCGTCCCTTGGGCCATAAGAAGCAGGTCAACCCAAGCTTGTCCTTTGGTAAATGGTTCCGAAACCCATAAGGGGTCATCCGCAAATTTTCTCCAGAGTTTGATCCACCCTGCTTTTTCGTCCATAGCTTACTCCCATGTTGAGGCGATTCTGGCATATATCTGCTCATATCCGTTTCTGAAATAAACATCCATGAGACAGGTCAGCTCATCCATCGTCAAGTCGTACAGGGTCATAGGCCTTCCATTGGTCATAACCTTAAAGTCATAGCGGCACGGAAGGTGGTCGGTCTTAATTCTCCGCTTTTCATTCTTCATCCTTTTCAGCCTCCGATACAATCACCTGGTAACCATCATGGATTTCTCTGCTGGTGTCCAATTCTAAGTTGTCGGTTATGTAAGTTTTGGAAAGTTCCGCCGGTTCCTGTCCATTGAAAAAGTCCTGGGGATTATGGGTGCAGGTGATTCTAAATTTCTTCTTCATCCGGCATTTCCTCCAATCGCTCCTTTAGCTCCCTGTACAGTACATCATGGATGACCCGTCCGCTGTTCTCCTCTTTGCAAAACAGGATTTGGCAGTTATAGCGGGCCAGCCAAGCCAGCATAGAGGCCGTTAGTGATGCCGGGTGAACTCTTGCCCTATAATGGCCGCTGTAAGCCTCGTCAAGACTCCCATTCTCCACCAGGAGGTATAACTTTGCCCCCGCCTCTTTAGCCCGCTTAAACTCCCTGACAAAGCGTTTCCGGTCTTGACAATAGCAGTGAGCCAGTTCGGTCAAATCCATCTTACGCTCAATAGCTACCTGGTCCCTTAAGTCCAATGTGTCACACTTAACGGAGTAATCCCCGAAAGAGAGGGCTACTCTCTCAATCGGGGCTCCGATCTGCTCCATACGTTTTCTGGCCCGTGGTGTGTCCTGTTCTCTAGTGTCCCATAAAACGGACATTGTAGATAGGGCGCGCTTGACCGAAAAATGATCCATCAGAAGGGCAGCTCCCCACTGTCTTCATTGATTTGGGCAAAGCTGTTTTCTGCGGCACTGGTGACTTTTAACGGCTTGTCCTTTGGCTGTCGATACTTTCCCTGCCGAATATCGTCTACATCAGTCAGAGCGCAACACTCCGTGGTCCAACCAGTATTTCCGTTCATTTCCCACTCCCGATTGCGGAACAAAACGCCAACAAGTTTTCCTTTCAGCTTCGTTTCATCCCAGTCCCAGTGGTAGCCAGGGTTGCTGGCCTCGATGGACCAGACAGCATTTCCAAAAGCGCGCTTAGTCCATCCGTCCTTTTCGCTCCCGTCATCTTTTGGCTCAGAAAGGCGGTAAGTTCCTTTCCATTTCTTGTCCTCTCGATCCTGCTCTTTATAATCCTTTGCAAAAAAGTCTTTGTACTGGCCCTCCAGAATATCAAAGGAGATCAGAAGTACATTCCCCCAGTCGTAGGAAACCTCCTCGGCATTTAGAATTTTGGCGACATAGCCACCAGCAGGAAGGAGCTCTCTGGCCCCAGCAGACTTCTTGGCTTCAAATCCGCTAAACTGTTTCATTACTCTATTCCTCCGTATTTTCGATAATATTTAAAGGGCACCAATACCCTCTATAACGAGTGTCTACGATGTATTCAGCCGTCCTTCGGCACTGTTTTCTTGCGTATGTTTCTAATAATGGGCAAAATTCACAGCATACACGGTCATCGGGGAAAAACAGGTCTACGGTTGCTTTGGTATAGCTGGTTACCCCTTCGTCCTTTGCCTTACCCATCAGAAGTCCTCCAATGCCTTTAGAACAAATCCCATGTCATTATCGATCTCAAAGGATTTAAAGGCTCCCATGGGGCTTTTTGCTGTGCTGTTTTTTGCCTGCGTCTCGAATATATAGCGGTCATCATCGGTCTTCTTGGCCAGTAGAACAGTCCCAAACAGACTTTCTGGAACCAGCTTTTCCAGTTTTCTGCCATTCGTTTTAATTCTTGTAAAGCTGTATCCAAAATCATCCCGGATCGTCTCACTATGCATGACAAAAATGATGGTCAGATTGTCCCGCTGCCGGCCGGCTATCTCGATCAAGTCCCACACAAACTGTGTCAAGTCTATCCATTTGCCAAAGCCCGTTTCTTTCATACTTTTTACTTCTTTGTCCACCATACAGGTGTTCAACGTGTCGATGACAATGGTTTTCGTCTCTGGTTTTTTCTGGCTGATATTGACAACTAGGCCAGCGATTTTCTGAATGTCTCTGGTATATGCAAAATTCCTATTGGCTTCATTGTATTGGCTCCGCCAGTCTTTCCAGGCCAGTCCTTTTCCATCGCAGTCAATATAATAGGTGCTTTTAGGGTCCAGATTCCGCATAGCCGTTGTTTTCCCAGACCCGGATTCACCCATTACACAAATTAAGCGGCTCATATTCCTACCTCCGGCGGAAGATTCGCCACTGGTACCCCGTCAAATCCCATAATTAAAAAGCCAGATCGCCCATCCTTCAGCCTGACACGAACTGTCCCGTTTATAGCTTGAATCTCTTCCAGTGGACCTATGTTTTCAGCTGCCCATGTAAGCAGTTTTGTTGTAGTTTCCATATAACCAACTCCATATTCCTCAATTCAGCCAGTCTTGATAAGTCGTGGCCCCGTAGCCCGTGGCATATTTTGAAAACTCCCGAATGATGCCAGGATAGCCGTCCAGAAGCCACTTGATAATCTCAAGTGCATATTCTGTTGCGTATTCCTTTAGTTCTGCCATTGTGTCCTTGTTCTCGCATTCAATCCAGGATGGATAACCTGTCCGCTGAATCGCCGCAACGTCTGGATGCTCAATGTCACACATCACAGCGCCCACCCCACCAGCAGGGAGCACATAAAGATCATGCTAGACACCACCAGGCACCGCCTCACAATGCGGTTCATGCGCGCCTCACGCTCCCGGCGGCACTGATAGCAATATTCTCTAGCGTCGTGGTTTCGCTCCACCAGAGAGCGTCCGTCCTCAATGTACTTCACTTCTTCCGCCTCTTTTCCATAAATTCCGCCACAGCGAGGGCGGTACAGATCACGATGCACACCATGCACACCACGGATAAAAACTCAAACAATTCTGATTCCTCCCAGTGTCATCAAATAGAACCACTGCTCTTGAGTAAGGCGTACCTCCTGCTCGTCCAGGAGCTTTGCAATAGAGCCATCGCCGCATCCGATTTCATGGGCA